CGGGGGGACTACCGCATGGACGCTCTCACCAGGGGACAAATCTCGGTAATGCTGACCAGAGTGACTATGCGGCCCTTTGAGGAGGCGCCGCTGATGCAGAAGATAGAGGCCGCCGGAGGGTGGCAATAGGAGGTCATAGACCCCACGGCTAAAGCCGGGGGCTTGTAGCTAACCATTGCTAGTTGCCACTTCAGGGCTATATGACGGTAGCCCATCCGCCAGCGTCTCAAGATAGACCTGGCGGATATTGACCGCGGCATTGAGATCAGCGTTATCCGTATAGCCACAGGATTTACATCGAAACAAGTGTTGATGGCGATTGTTCTTTGAGATATGACCGCATTGTGGGCACTTCTGGCTGGTATATCTGGGGTCAACATAGACCACAGCGATACCACGTTCGGCGGCTTTATATTCGATAAAGTCACCGAGCTGGCCGAAGGCCCAGGAATGTTGAATGTGCCGTTGTTTCCTGGCCACCCTAACTCTATCACGGATGTACTTCAAATCCTCCATGACAATTACATCACCAGGCTGGCAGGATTGAACAATCGTTTTGGAAATCCTGTGGTTCAGCTCACACATCCATCTCTGCTCTTTGCCTGATAGCTGTTTCAGGAGGCGTTTAGCCCCTTTCGTGCCCTTACTTTGCAGAGATTGCCGCAGTTTAGAATAATGTTTCCGGATATGCATAGCTTGCCGCCCAGAAAACTTTAGGCCGTTGGAGGTGGTGGCTAAGTTATAAATGCCTCGATCAATGCCAACGATGTTTCCGTCTTTCGGTGGAAACGGAACTTCGCGGTTAACTACGATGTTGATGTAAAACTCCTTAGTTCGCTTGTTATAACAAAGTGTCACCGATGTTGGTTTTTGACCGGCAAGCAGGCCACGTTGGAAGTTGCCAATGTCAAGTTTGAGTTTAAGCCTGCCGTCAATCGTAGAAATGGAAACTTCTTCTCTCTTTTCGATAAAAGAGAAAGTACGGGCGTCAAGATTCATACTGGTAGGCTTAAACTTTCGAGGTTTGTTTCCCTTGTGTTTTTTCTTCGACGTTTCGGCTACCCTGGCAATGGCCCGGATAACAAGATTTGCATGTAGGTTATAGCGCTCCTTGAGTTCGTAGTAGCACAGATGCTGCAACTTTATCTTGTTGGTGGTCTTGTTATCCAATGAAACTTGCAGAATATCATTGCAAGCGGAAGCAAATCGCCTAAGAGTTTCCAGGATGATACCAGCTTGTTCGCTATTAACTTGAAGTTTGCATTTAACGGTTTTAATGGTCTTCATGGCCGTATTATATCACATACGAAGGGATGGAGTCAAGATCACGGCTTTTCCTCCCCATGCCTAAAGGCAGGGGCTTCCAGGCCGTAATTTAGGAGGTGAAACAAGGTGCCAAAGGACAAAGATCAAGATCAGCTTCAAGAACAGAAAGAGGTGGTGCAAGAAGAGTTGTTGCAAAAAGAGCGGCCGCAAAAAACCGCAATGGAACAGGCTTACCCGCGGGCGGAGCTTATGGCTAATTCCCAGGCTATCTTCGGAGTAATGCCTGAAGTGTTGGCTGGGGCGTTACACGGTAACAATGCTCAGGAATTAACTATTTCGGAGGTCAAAAAAGCTGTTAATGAATTCCTAAAAAGGAGAGTGAGTTAAAGTGGCTGGTGGAACATGGTCGCCGACTGAGGCGAAAGTAAGGCCGGGTTTTTATGCAAACTTCCAGGCTGCTGCCCTGGCTGCAATTCAACCCGGGGCCAGGGGCATCGTAGCAATTCCGGTCAAGGCCAACTGGGGGCCGGCAGAAACAATTGTTGAAATCACGAACGAGAGTGGATTAATCGATACCTACAATAACGACACCGGAACTAACTTCACAGCATACAACTCTATTCGGCTGGCTTTGCTTGGCGGCGCAAAGACGGTGCTAGGATATAGGTTGGCAGACGGAAGTGCGGCAAAGGCCGCTATCACCCTGAAGGATACTAATACATCCCCTGCTGACGTTTTGACTCTGACCACCAAGTACGAGACCACCAGGGCATTTAAGGTCACCACCCGGGATAATCCGGTTAACCCTAGCGGCCAGCAAGACATTGTGCTTTATGAAGGTACTACCCAGCTTTACGTGTTCACGTTCGCGAAGGGGGCCGGTGTGGTCGATAACGCAGTTGCGGCCATCAACAATGACGCAAACAACAAGTGGATAACAGCCACGAAGGTTGCCGCCGGGAATGGTACCCTCGCCACCGTGACCAATCAGCCCTTGACCGGCGGTAATGCCGGGGTGACTGGAGTAGTTAATCAGGACTACATTGACGCTATGACTAAGTTTGAAGCCAGGGTGTTCAATGCCTTTACCCTGGACGGGGCCACCGATAGCGGTTTGCAAACCTCTGTTAAATCCTGGGTTGAGCGTTTACGTGGTGAAGGCAAGGGCGTTATTGCGTACATGGGCGGTTCAGCTAGTGACGACCAAACCCCCGCAACCGGGAATACCCGTTCAACCGGCTTTAACTATGAAGGTGTAGTCAATATCGGCACGAGCGGTATTTTGGACGGGACAACCTATTCGAGTGCAATGGTGGCCTGTTATATAGCAGGAAAAGCCAGTGGCCAAGCCTTAAGCGAAAGCCTGACCTATGTGGCTACCTCGTTTGATGATGTTACTCCCAGGTTGACCCATACTCAAGTAGTGGCTGGATTACAGGCGGGGACGCTTCTGCTGGTACATGATGGCGAGAAGGTTATTGTGGAGCAAGGAATAAATACTTTGACCACCCTCCGCCAAGGTCAGAACAACCAGTGGAAGAAAATCAAGGCTATCAGGGTTATGGACGCCATTAATACTGATCTTCTCAAAGCGGCACAGGATAACTATATCGGCAAAGTGGTAAATGACGATGACGGCCAGGTGGCCCTAATCAGTGCCTGCAAAAACTACTTAGACACCCTTGTGCGAGGCAGGTTAATTGCTGCTGATTATACCATCGGTCTCGACCCGGCGTATCACGGTGACCCGCCTATTGCGGCAGCGGATGAGGTATATTTACTGTGGGAAGGCCGGCTGTTGGACAGCTTAGAGAAAATTTACGGGACCTTTATGGTCCAGTAGGGGGGTGGATTAATTGGCTCTGCAAGACATAAGAACGATTAACGGCAGTTTCGGCAAGGTCTACCATGATGGTAAGTGGCTGACCAACTTCAATGAAGTGACTGCTGATGTTGAGCAGGTGATGCGGGAGGTCCTTCCTTCTGGTACTCGTTGGGTGGGGAATAAAGTGGTAGGACTGCGCGGCACTGGCCGGATACGTGGATATAAGGTCACCAGTGAACTCCTTGAGATGGCCAGTCAGATATTTGACGATACTAAGGGCGTGTTCATTACCGAGCTTATTTTTAAGCTAGATGATCCGGAGGCCTTTGGATCGGAGCGGGTGCGGCTTACGAATGTAAAGTTTGAACGCATTCCTATTGCCAACTGGACGCCGCAGGACTTGATAATGGAAGAGTGGTCTTTCGTGTTTGCCGGAATAGAGTTGCTAGACGTTATCGAGGAGGCTTAAAGCATGGCTGATGAGCCAAATGAAGCTAAGACACAAGCAGGAAACGATATTTTAAGAGCGCTACTGGATCAAACCCACACCCCCGAGGCGGAAGTAGAAATTAAACGCCTTGGGGTTACTTTTAGGGTGCGGGGCCTGCGTGATAAAGAAGTTCGCAAAATACGGGAGCAGGCGGAGTACACTTACAAAGACCGGCGAACCGGTCGGCGAATGAGTGACGTAGACTGGGATGAATATACCTCGCTGATGATTATTACCGGCACTGTGGGGTTTGACTGGGGAAACAGGGAATTAATGGCTAAGTTTAAAGCCAACTCGCCTGAAGAAGTTGTCTCTCAAGTTTTGCTTGCTGGTGAAAAGGATAAGCTTGCCAATGCGATCATGGACCTAAGTGGGTTCGAGGACGTTGAAGAGATAAAAAACTGATCAGGGCTGGGGGGCAGGCGTACCTGATCCACGAGATATTTCAGCGGACGGGGCTGCCCCCCGGAACATTTTGGCGCAAGCCCATGAAAGAGCAGGCTTTCATGCTGGCTTCTATGGAATTGCAGCTTGAGATGGAAGCGCAAGCGAGGCGTGAGGCTGATGAGGCAACAAAGCGTCGGGCCAAAAGGAGGTAAGGCCGGATGGCAGGGGAAGAGTTTTATCGCCTAAAGTTAGTCCTGGAAGTACAAGATAGGATTTCCGAAGCTCTCTCTCGTCCTCGCGAGCGGGTACAGCAAATGGAGCGATCTACAGACAGGGCCAGGCAGTCCGTGGAACGTCTTGGGCGTACCCGTGCCGAGCCGATTATATCCTTGCGTGACAGGGCCTCCGCTACAGTGCGCCGGGTAGAACAGTCCATTCGTGGTATCGCCATGCGGACGTGGGTTGTAACCTTGCGAGTAAGGGACTTCGCAAGTGGGGCAATCACCAAAGTCCGAACGAACTTATCCGGCATTATGCGGTTTGCGACCTCCATGCCGGCGATGATTGGCCTCGGGGCTGTTACTATAGGTCCTGCGGCTTTGGTGGGATCTGCTGTTAAAACAGCGGCAGGCTTTGAGCAGGCGATGGCCAATGTTGCTTCGGTGGCTGGCGCCAGTAGTGAGGAGCTGGCTAGATTAACCGCCACCGCTGAGGAAATGGGTAGAACTACTCGCTTCCGCGCTTCAGAGGCGGCGGACGCGCTTTATTACTTAGCGTCTGCCGGTTTTAGTGTAGATGAACAGATATCGGCGTTAAAAGGCACGTTGGATTTGGCCGCGGCTACCCAAGCCGACCTTGCTTTTACCTCAGAGACACTGGCGTCCACTCTGTCTTCGTTTGGTCTCCAGGCTAGTGATGCAGACCGTGTGGCTAATGTGTTTGCGGCCACTATCAGCAAGAGCCAGGCCACGATTGAAAAGCTAGCTGACTCCATGCGTTATGCTGGCCCGATTGCCAGTGGGTTCGGCATATCCGTGGAGCAAACCGCTGCAGCCCTGGGACTGCTGTATAATGCCGGGTTAAGAGGTGAGCAGGCCGGTACGACATTGAGAGCCGCGCTGACCGCAATAGCGAACCCTACTGGTCAGACCAAGGACGCGATGCAGAGGCTCGGGTTGACAGCCGACCAGATTAATCCTGCGCTCCACAGCCTGGCTGAGATCATTGGAACATTGGAGACGCGGAATATAGATACGGCTACCGCCATACAGTTGTTTGGTCAAGAAGCTGGGTCAGGCATGGCCGCCATGATCAAGCGGGGATCGGCTGCGCTACTGGAAATGGAGGCGGCTATCACAGGTACGAATAAGGCTGCCGAAATGTCCAGGATGCAGATGAATACACTGCAAGGGGCAATAGCCTACCTCCAGTCCGCATGGGAA